TGATTTCGAAGGTTCTTCCTTTGTCGTGGTTAAGTAATCCTTTGACGTTCTCAAATAAGATGTACGGAATTTGTTTATCTTTAGCAAGTCTAAACATTTCAAAAGCAAGTGTGCCTCTTGTGTCTTCCAAACTGAATCCCGTGCGTTTACCAGCAACGCTAAAAGTTGCACAAGGAAATCCCCCAACGATAAGGTCGGCTTCTGGTAAATCTTCGGGTCGAACATCTCTAATGTCTCGCCCATCTGGTTGTTCTCCAAAGTTTCGTCCATATATTCTCCTAGGTTTCTCTAACCATTCGTTAGCCCAAACACATTCGTGACCAGTGTTTTCTAAACCTAATCTAAACGCACCTATGCCAGCAAATAATTCTATAAACTTCATTTGTTGTTGAATTTTGATTTGAATATTTCGTATCGTTTCATTTCCTGATAATCGTTATCTTTGTTGTTCAAATAATTTGTGATAACAAAACAGAAACCTATAACCAAAATTGTGGAAACTATTATCCATAAAGATATAGCGAACATGTTTCTCCCTCACCTGTTCCAACCAACAATACCAAACCCCAGTTTCAAGTCAAGGATTTAGTCTCGGCTAGTCGTATCCCATTTCTCGTAAAACAATTCACCATCACGCTTCGTAGCCTCAAAGAACTCACCGACAGTGGTTTCATTCGGATGCAAATGCTTAATATTACAAGAAACTGAAACAGTGCCATTATTTGCCCTTGCCTGATTCCTCAAATCGTTATCCCCAAACCACCACCTAAATCTTTGGTCAGGACGTATCGGTGAAGACATCCTTAAAACCCACGCATAGCCACAAATATCGCTTGAAGAAGGCTCAGGGTATCCAATGTCTGCCCCACTCCATTCAATGCCCTTCACGATGGCTTGGAGGCTTCCTGGCTCTATCCACACATCATCGTTTAACACAGCAACATATTTGGCATCAAACAATTCTTCAGCATATTGCAAACCGTGATTCCACCAACGATGAATATTGAACTCTTCCTTATCATCCCAAATGTTATGAACACCTTCAATGTCCACACCTGGGGCTGTTCTCACTAAAACTATTTGGTCTCTAGGAACACCACTGTTTTCAAAAATTTCTTCAAGATACTGGTGACGGTTCGCTGTTGGAATAACAACCCATAAATCATTCTTCAAGTTTTGGTCTCTTCCTGTACCACAATTCTGGAAACTTGTGCTCACGAATCCAATCAGGAAACGTTTCATCAAATTCTATTTCCTTGTAATACTCGTTTGCTAAATCGTGACCGTTTGTCCAACAATCAGCCAACGCTTCTTCAAGCCCAGGTTTATTGAACTCTTGATGCGCGAATCCTTTAACTTTACGAACCAAATATTCGTAGTTACCCATTGAGGTCAAATGCCATCCACCTGTGACAGCACCGAACTCTGCACGTCTCCAACGCTCATAGTTAACATCTTTATCTTTCAAATACCACCAAGGTGCAACAATGCCTGTCAATTCAAATTTGTGAAACCAATGCAAACTCATGTGATACTTTGGCATATTGAACGCCGTTGGGTAATCAATAAATTTTACCAAATCGTAATCCCACCACTCATCAGTGTCGGTAATGCAAACTAAATCTTTGTCATCCAAATCCAACTGCTCCAAACCAATCTTTAATGCACGGCGTTGAGCAAAATCATTTTCCCAAGCATCACGAGAATTATTAGACTTAATTTTGATGTAAAGTATTTTGTCACGCCACTTAGCAAAGCGTTCTTCGTTTTGTTCAAACGTGTATTCTTTAGGTGTACCTGCATACATTTTGTCCGACTCAACAATTACCATTTTGTCTATGTGCTCACCTAGGGTCTCTAAACGACCCTCTAGCATGTCAATTTCACCACCGAAGGTTACGGCATCAATAATCTGCAAGTTGCCCCCAATTGCCTTTATATTTAATCAGATACTCATTCTCTAAAACAAGATTCTCTCGCCCATGTCGCATCACAATACCCGTTGAATTCTCGTCTCTAAATTCTGGAAACATCACAACCACTGAACCTGCTGCCTGACAATACTTTGGTGTCCACTGCCACTCAAACAGAACTGCTTCCCTTTTACTTTGAGGTAAAGGATACTGCGAATCAATCAAGGGCTGGCGTTCAAAAATACCCATATAACTACCGTACCAAGAAGGGCATTGGTTAATTGAAACCGAACCTTCAAACTCAAAAATTTTGTCAAAGAAAGCATCATCCTTAACAACAACCGAATCCTGTAAAAAAAGAAACTTATCAAAATTTGTGTTCTTCACCATCCAATCAATCTTGCCCAACTCAAAACCAAAATTTGATACAACAATCACATCACGTTTAATAGATGCTAAACAATCAGCCAACCACATCTCGCGACCAGGTGTTGTGCCAATAACTATCGGAATCATATTCTTGTTTTAATCTCCGTTGAAGAAATACCCTTAGTATAAGGCACATAAATTAAACTAATATCTTTCTCATCCAACCAATCTTGGGTGAACTGCATCTGTTTGTAATAATCCTTACGCGCCCAATCTGTGCCAATAGCAACAATATTTGGGGACACTGACAAAATAGATGGCTTAGAATCAGCACCACCAATATTGGGGATAACCTCATCCACATATCGGCAAGCCTCAAGAACGGCTTTCCTATCCGAATAACCAACAATGGGGGCTTTCTTCTTGTACTCCATAATGAACTCGTCAGTGTTTAATGAAACAACAACCTTTGATGCCATCTCAAAACATTTACGCAAAAAGTTGACATGACCTGCATGAAACAAATCAAAAGTGCCACCTGTGTACAAAATCATTTATTCCCAACCGTTCTTAACCCTTGTCGTCAACGACCAATTACCTTCAGAGAAATCGTTTCGTTTTACCTTGTCTTGATAATAGTTCATGTTTGCTAAGAATGTTTCACCATTTCTTGCCTGAAATTTATCGGATGAACTTAGGGTACTGGAATTGTCGTGATTCACGGGAATGTCTGATTGATGCACTGGAATGTTGTGATGGGTCAGCCGTCTCTTGTAATCATCATCCTCATAGTAGGCAGGATAGATTCCTTCATCAAATAAACCAACTCGTTCCACAATCGTTGCACCAATACTGAAAGCGCACCAAGGTGGCATTCCAGCACTTAACAGGATTCTGTCTCGCCTTGAATGGTCGGCAAACATTTTCAGTGACCCTTCAGGAAACCAAGCATCATTATTAACAATTAGCCAATAGTTTGCGTAAGGTAAAGATTTGATTCCAAGATTCCAAGAACTAGGGACACCAAGATTTGTGGGCATAACCAAATGGTGCAAGTTTTCTATATTAAGGTTTTTGTTCCAATATTCCCATTCAGCATCTTTACCATTATCGATAACCAAAACATTTTGAACTGGGTAATCAATGCTCGATAATAGTCGGTCAAGAAGGTCATGACGATTGAGAACTGGTACGACAAGAACAGGAATCATATCTTGGAATAAATGTCATCCAATGTAGGTTTCCACATCGTTTCATAAACAATGTCGGTGTCGTATTGTTTAGCGAACTCTTCAGCCTTTTTACTTGGTCCACGTTCACGTTTGTAGGCTTGGTTCAAAGCATCAACAATTTCGCCAACATAAGGAACAGTGAACCACGCTTTCATAGGTTGATTCCACCACATCTGACCACTCACTGCAAAACCATCGCCCACTAATTCTGAACTCGCTGCACAATCGGTCACAATAACTGGAACAGAACAACGCTGAGCCTCTAAAGTTGGAATACCGAACCCTTCCCCAAAACTGGTTGCAAGCAACACATCCATCGCAGAATATAAACCAGCCAAAACTTTTTGTGGAATACCTGCACGGTAGGCGTACTGGTCAATCCATTTAATTTTGGTTTCAGGAATGTTCAATGATTTAATCAAATCAAGAATGTTAACACCTGATGCACCAACAATGTCTGTGTGCAAGTAAAGAACAACATCATCTTTATCCTGAGCAAACAAAGAGAACGCCAAAAGGTTTTCTGCAAACGCTTTACGTGAAGGACTAGCACCTTTATTTGCTGCGTTCATACCAACAACAAAAGCATCTTCTTTAATCTTCAAATAGTCACGGGTTTTCATTTCACCCGTCAACGTTTGAATAGTTTCTGTTCTAGTAAACACTGGGTCAACTGAATGAGGAATGTAATAAGACTTTATACCAAGATTTTCAAATTGTTTTTGACCAAACTTTGACATCGCAATCGGTGTAACAAAATCAAGTTTTGCCCACTCTGAAACAGGTGACGGAACAGGGTTATGGTCAACTGGAATCCACGAAGCAACAGGAAATTGTCCCCATTGAGACTTTTGAAAAACCCAAACATCAAAAAGTGTGGCAACAAGCATTTTTGTATTAGGGTTCATGTTTTGCCAATGTGTTGCATGTGCTGACACAACATCGTTTGACCAAACATCGTTCCCACGCGCGTACAACGGAATGGCGTGTTTACCAGAACTCCATTGACTGTTTGCGCCTTCCAAACCAAAATTAGCAATTGATGCAACTTT